GATAGCATAACAATAAAACGGTCTTGCCAAAAGAACGCCAACCAAAAAGCGTAAGCAGAAACCAAAGTAGAAAACCCAATCTGACGGGCTTTCAAAACAATACTATAGCGTTCTTCCAACCAAACAGAAACAGTTTCTAATTGCGCTTCACGCAATTCAAACTTTGTTCTACCCTTTTCAGGATGTTTGATAAACCAAAAGTTACTACAAAAATATGAGAACGCTTCTAACAGTTCTTCGTTAGTAGCGTTTTCTGGTCCACGACATTTGCGGAACTCTTGTTCGTTTAATAGTTCTCTTAATTCCACTTCGGCTCTCCGCCCCAAGGACCCCATCCATCACCGTAGCGGTCATAAGCATACTCATATATAGCCATCATAGCCTTACCGCTAATAATAGGATTATATAAGTCTTTACATTTTGTTAACACACCAGCATCCTGAAGGAAACCTTGTTCAGTATAACGGTTTGGTTTACACCAAAACTTATTAATCTGGAACAAACCAATAGAACCACCCATCGGGTCGTCACGGTTAATTGCCGATGCGTTGCATCGGGATTCACGCCACATAATATAATCCACCTCATACATCATGTCCCTGCTATCAGAAACCATCTCTATAATATCATAGTGGTTCCTACACTTCAGGGTCGGATAATGTTTTGCGTGGACAAAAGTCGGCGAAGCCAACAAAGATATGGCAATAGCCATCATAATTATTTTCTTCATAAAACCATCCTAAATGACCGTAGTCATTGATTGGGAATATTACTTAACTGATTCTTTCCAAGCCAATACGGCTTGTGGAGTATCATCTCCAGCGACATAACGAATATGCCAAGGTTCTTCGGGAACAACTTCCCAAGACCAACCAAACTTTGCGATGTTGTTAAACATCCATTCTAAACGCTCACCGTTTGCTCCAGCAACATCAACAGCAATACCTAACATGTGTTTGGAACATGTTTTGGCATCATCGTTTGGCGCAGCCAACGGTGCATTACCTTTCTTCAAATACCATTTCTTACCATTGTAGGTGCGTGTTGACGCACCAACAATTTCTTCTTGTTGGTATCTTTGTAAAAATCCTCTTTTTTGTTGTTCAATACTGCGGAATAGGTCGCCGAGCGAAGTGGGAGCCAACTTGACTCCATCAGCCTTCGCAGCAGCGACCATAGCCTCCCATGCGTCAGCAGCACATAACTCTAAAGAGCCACCACCGACAACCTTGCGCAACATCTTGGGTAGCACTTGGCTGGGCTTTTTGCCCTTTAAGTGTTGGCAAGGTTTAACGGGTGTAATAAACAGTTTCAACTATTTTACTTCAGCCTTAACAGCAGCCCTTTTGGCGGCAATCTTCTTAGGAGTTGCGCCAAATGCGGCATCAATTTCCTCTGAAGTCAGAACACCATCAATGCTTGCCTTGGCAAGACCTTCAACAACCTTAAATACTGATACTGCACCAGCAATCAACGCTGCTTTAGCAACCGACAAGTCAGGGGCGATAACAGCAGCACCAGTGACAACGCCAAGAGCGTTGGTCAAAAATAGTGCAACAATTCGTCCTGCTACATCTTTTACCTTATTCATTTTTATCTCCTAAAAGTGCGCCAAGCATGTGAACCATGATGGCTACCAATGTTATTTGTATTCCTAAAGTCCTAGTTGAACCAGACAAAGTGATTAGAACCATACCAGTTCCAGCCAATGTCCAAGTTAAACCATGGATTTCGGATACAATTTTCTTCATATAGTAGTCTATTTGTTCCTTCTGGAACTAGATGCAACAGCGGCTGTACCAGCCGCAACTGCTATAAGGGTTTTACGAGTACTAACAGGAACATTACTACCCAAAGGAACATAATCATCAAAACCTTCAGCAAAAATATTTATCTCCTGCTCAAACGCCTCACGAACCTCAGTTGGTGCATCCTGAACTGCTTCAACGATAGCATCAATCTGTTCTTCAGATAGGTCAGAAACAACAACAGCATCAAACACCGCAACAGCCTGAGAGGGTGACAACGATTCAACAAACTCAGCATCCTGCGCAACAGCAACCGCTTCCTCTACTGTTATTGTTTCAACATCCTCAAGGATTTTTTCTAACTCTGTTTCGTCTAATATATCAACAATAGTATCTTCAACAATAACTTCTTCAAGTTGACTATCCTCTGTTATAATATAATCAGCAACCGTATCATCAACAACAACCTCATCCACAACATCATCTACAATCTCAGGAAAATCAGGATATGTTTCCACAGTTATTTCTTCAACTTCTTCTAGAATTACTGGAATGGGTTCCGTATCTTCTGTGGTTGTTTCTACTATGGGTTCAGGCTCAACCCATACAGGTACTTGCTGTACTGGTTGCTCTTCGGCTTCTGTGGTCGTTGTGGACTGCTCAACCGTCACGCTGGTCGTAGTCGCTGGCAAAGTCGTTGTTACCGAAGTACTGGTATAAATAGATGTCTGAACAGAAACAACTGTTGTCTCCACAACTGTTGTTTCGGGAACACTTGTAGTCGTACTTGTCTGAACAGTTGTAGTACTCCATGATTCTCCATTCGCAATAAAAGCCTCATCAGGAACAATCTGCCAAGGCTCATCATCAATTTTCCAAGCCAACATCCAACAAGTCCCACCACCATTCTCATAAAACCAGCCATCCAAACTTTGGATACCAGCATCCAAATCTAGAAACCCTGATTCGGTAGCAGAACAACCTTGGTCACCCCAAAAGCCGAACTCGTCCACGCCAATCTTTATAGTTCCGCCATCATCAGAAGCCAACCAAAACTTGATAGTGTCATGTGCGGGAATAATAATAGAACCCGTATAATGAACCATAAACATATCATCAGGGCAATCCTGAAACGGTTCACCATTAAAATTACGGTTAATGTTGTTTTCTAGTTCCGAACCACAAGTTTCATAAAGGGTATCGGACTTGGTTGGTGGTATATCGGTAACGATATACCCCGTAGCGTTTAAGCCTTGGATTGGTTCAGCGTTTGTTACTGTGCTAAATAAAGCAAGGACAACGCTGGGTAAGAATATCAGCCAACGGGAGAAACGAGCCACGACAACGACTCCTCATCCCAATAAAAATTACCTTCAGGCTTAGGGGTTGGTGGTTGCCAATCGTTGTTTGAATCTAACGACCACGAAGGATATGGTTGTGGTTGAACAAATTCGTCTGCTACCTCATCATAGGTAAAACCAATACCTGCATATTGTTTACGAATATTGTTGTTGTATGAGGTGCGTTTGCAAGTTTGCCCCCTAAAGTTTCCGTACCAAGTTTCAGGGTCAATACCTTTAATTAATTCTGTCTCATCAATGCCTGTTATAACTTCGGTCACAACATTGTTTTCGTCAATAAATGCGTAGTGTGCCATTATGCCCAACTCACATTCCCTGTACCAGCAGTTAATCGTGTATAAAGATTTCCTGCGCCATCAGAAGTATTTGTGTGAGATGCAGTAAGACCAGCACCAACAGTAATCAAAAATCCTACAGGGTAACGCAAAACAACTACACCTGAGCCACCAGTACCACCAGAACGGTCAGCAGACAAACCACCACCACCACCAGCACCACCACCAGTATTGACTGTTCCGCTTTGACCAACAGCATCTCTGCCGCCATTACCGCCGCCACCAGTACCACCCAAACCTGCCGCACTAGTCCCTGCTTGTGCCGAAATGCCGCCACCACCACCACCACCAACAGTTACACTAGAACCAGTTATTGAAGTTGCACGACCAGCACCACCAGCACCAGAATTATTGCCGCCTATTGGAGTAGCACCTACCGCACTTGCACCACCACCGCCGCCACATGGATAGCCGCCGCCAGCATGCGAACCATTACCGCCATCAAAACCCTGACCTGATGTACCTAAACCTTTGTTAGCGGCATCGCCACCACCACCACCCGAACCGCCATTATTACCTGCTTGGTTTGAGTAGTTACCAGCACCACCACCAGTAGAAGTAACTGATGCGAACACGCTGTTTGAACCGTTTGAACCTTTGCCTGTTCCGCCCGTAGGCGCACCACCAGCACCTACTGTCACGACATATTCAGTGCCAGCATCAATACTCAACGGAGTTTCAAGTGAGCCACTTCCACCAGTTCCTGTGACAGTTGAACGCATACCGCCAGCACCACCACCACCGCCGTTGTTGCCTGTCGTATTTGCACCACCACCTGAACCGCCACCAGCCACAACAAGAAAATCAACAGAAAATGAAACACCGCCACCACGCCAATAACCATCAACCTGATTAGTGTTACCACGGCGAGTACGGGGAGCCAAAGAACCGCCACTGATGGCTTTGCCACCTGAAGTATTCTTCAATAAACTAGGCATCTAAGATGACCTTACGCTGTTATACGGTTAACATACCCATGGATTGAAATAACATTGGCTGTCGCAGCAAACGCACGAACAACCAAAGGAGTAGCATTACCCTTAATTAATAGACCAGCAGCAATTAAATACAAACCGTTTTCTGCTTTAACCGTATATTCAATCAGGTCATCAGGAGAAGCAACACCACCCCACTCAATAGTGAGTTTGCGGTCAGTTGAATCTGTGTTAACTGCATACAACCAAATTTCGTCTATGGTTGTTGCTGTGCTTGAACCAGTATGAATAGTGGTACCAGCCGTAGCCGTTTGCACGACCTTGATACCCTTGCCATCGGTTGAACCACTGAGAATGAGTTTGCTAAAAGTTGCCATATACTATGTTCCTTTGTTCCCTAGATGAGAATTACTTGTTGTTCAACCGTGTCAAAACGGTCAAAAATTGCCAGTTCTAACCATTCCTCATAATCGTCCGTGTCAAAGTTCTCAATATCAAACTGGGTAGGATAAACTTCTGAAAAATAATTATTTGCTAAATCGCCTAAAGTATCACCCGTAGCACCATTATCCTTAAAGAATTGGTATGCTAAGGTTCCACGGTACTGTAAACCATTGTCAGACCAAAACGCATATAGTAAGTCACCCAATGTTTGACCGCTGTCTGGGTACGAAACAGACAAAGCCTCAAAAATGGCATCATTAGTTGTTGTCATCAATAACCTTTACTGTTTTAGTTTCCAAACGAAAACGCTGCTCAGAAGCCGCCCCAGCGGCAATCAACTCAGCCAACTCCGTATCAGACAACTCGCTGGCTTTACCGCTATGTTCAACCTGAAATTGAACTGGAGCCAAACGACCAGTAGCCTGCAAATACAGTTTAGCCGAATTGTTATCCCCCTCAAGAGCACGCTGGAATAGATTGTCCAGCAGTTGTTGTGTTCTTTCAGGTGATGATTGAAGTTCGTTAACTCTTCGTTCCCATTCTTGTTTAAACGCAGGTTTCTTTTTCCAGCGTCTAAGTGTGGTTTCGTCCACGCCTTCTACTTTGGCATACTGGTTTTGACTGGATGGCACCCTGCCGTTGGCTGGGGTGCATAACCAGTTTAAAAACTTTTCTTGCCTAGTGTCCAATGTGTTAGAGTTTTCTGACATCCACAATACACTAACTGTTCCCTAGTGGGGATGTTACAGTTGTGTTAAATCTTTGTTACAGTTGTGTTACATTTTGTGTTGGTTTGTTGTGGGTGTTGGGTTTTGGGAAAACTTGTATTCAACTTGTATAGGGAACAGCACAATATTAGTATGGGGGGGTAGGGGGGGCACAATCCAGTAGGTTGTGCCACACAAACGCAGTGTAGTGTGGCTGCGTAATTGACAATACTATTCTAAAA